TAGAGTAATCATTTCACCAATTAATTCTGGATAACCTGGGCAAGCAATCAAGTTAAATGTGCGTGTCTCGTCGTCACGTATATCTTGGTTAGCTGACACTAGTGCTTGTAACGAATTAATTACAACTTTACGTTGTGCATTACGTCCAAAGCTACCTGAGCCATCTGCGTTATTTGTTGAAGCAGTTACCCAACGGTGTGGATAATATGCTGCCATACTTGCATCACCATAACGCTCATTGTCTGCGGTTACGTCTACATAGTTACGCTCAAAACGTTTTACGTTGAATCCGCTTCTACGTGTGTTCCATAATAGCATACCTTTTGGATAAAGTGCTGGATCTGGAGCGTCAAAGTCTACAAAGTCACTTACTAATAGATCTACTATATCTGCTGCATCACTATCAGCACCTGCATCACTCCAACGAGCATCAGCAAATAGTATACCGTTTTCAGTTGTTTGATCTGATGTATCAATTGCTACCCACGATCCTAATACTGCATTGTACATGTATATTCCTGGATAGTTATCAATATCTGCTGTGCTAATCCAAATATCACCTGTTACTAAGTTACCACCATCAGAACGATCTCCGTTTTCTGGTTCTGTTGCACTAACAATAGGACCTTCTGGATCTGGTGCTAATGTACTATCTGCATTATAATATTGTGAATCAGTATGTAGCATACCAACCCATTTGGTACCGTTATGTACCAATAGGTCTACTTCGTCAACTACACTGCTATACCATAGTGCGCCATCAGCTGCTAAAGCAGTTGGTGCATTATCGCTTGCTGTGTAAACTAGCGGTTGCCATAGTGTAGCGACCCATGTGCCTGCGCCTGATGTACCAGGCTGATCATAAAGGTTAAGTGTTCCTGTGCTATCTGATACATCATAAGGATCATACCCTATTAAGTTTAATGCTCCGTCTGTATCATCAATACGTATATCGCCGCCAACTCTATGTGTAATTACAAGTCTGTTTTGACTATCATAGCTTGCAGATACATTCACTAAACCAGCTGCGTTAATTGCACTTGCAATTGTTGCTGCGTCTGCACTACTACCTGCAGCAGTAAATGTTACCGTTTCTGCTGATGTCATTGCTTCTTGACCAACAATTGTTTCTGATAGTGTAAATGAATAACTTTGGCTATTTGATAGTTGTGTAGTAACTTTGTTACTTGTTACACTTGTAGTGCCTGAAGAACGTCTAACAAATGGTTTAAATTGACCTAGCGGATCAGTATCTTCAGCAGCATTACTTTGAACATAAACTGCTCCTGCACTTAGGTTTGCACCGCCGCCTGAACGATCTAAGTTGTATAATGCACTATTGTTAGTTGCATATACAGGTGCATCAACTGCTCCCCATAATGCTGTGTCTGCATTAAATTGTTTTACTTTCCAATCTGCGCCTGCATTTGGAGAAGTAGTTTTAAGCCAAATACTACCTGTTGGACGAGGATTAGTATCTCCTGACTTATAAGCAGGAACATCAGTGTGTTTGCTTATTTGTACTTTAGGAGCATAATAGAACCCTTCTGTAATTCCTGCTGTTGAAAGCGGTTGATTAACGCCATCAACTACTTGAATAACATCACTAACAGATCCATCATTAAGAAGTACTAGTTTGTTGTCTCTAATTTCAGCACTAACTCCAGTTCCTGACATTGCTGTATTAATGTCTGCAACTACTTGTGCAAGTGTGGCTGAACCTGTACTAAATGTAATTTCAGTACTTTCAGCACTTGAACTTGTTGGGTTAATTACGAAAGTACTACCGATTGTAAATGATGTGTTACTTACGGTATTTGTTCCTGTAACGGTTGGAACAGCACCTGCCCAATCTTCGCTACCGACAATTACCCATGTATTGTCGTTTGTTTTATAATATATTTTAATTGTTGATGTTGTTGCAACAATTGCATATTCACCTTTTGCACCAATGCCTGTATTTGGTGCGCTTGTTGCATCACCGCTATCTGCTAGTTCAGAAACACTAGTGATAATGCGTGGTGTTTTTGCAACAAATGTTTGACCTGTTTCAGTTGTAATAGCTGAACTATCCCATTCAAAAATACCATATTTTGAAAGTTGTGTGTCTAACCACCATGTACCGTCTTCTGGGTCAGCAGTAGTAGCAGTTGAGCTTGCATTTAATGCTCCTAGGTCTGCATCTGCTCTTACAACATATGCGCTATTGCTTACGCCTAAGAAACTATAAGCAGCTTGAAGTCCGTATTCGTTTTGCTCGCCACCTTGTACTACATTTCCGTTTACATCAGTAATAAATTTTGGATCTCCAAAAGTTTCTACTAAATCACGTTGTGATGTAATAAGGTAAACTTTACCTGCGTTTTCTGCTAATGTACCTGGTGCTATACCAGTGCCGCTACCATTTAATTTATTTTGTTCAGTAGCAACAAAAATTATCGGTGTTGTGCCTGGTTCAGCTGGAGTGTAAAAACTCTCATCAATTACTGAAACCTGTACACCTGGTGATGTTAATGCCATTTTTATTTTCTCCTATGGATAGTACTTTCTACTATTATTTAGCTGATCAGCGGAGAAAATAGGGGTTTTGACAGAGAAAAACTATCTTATAATGATTTCTTCAACAACTTCGTCAACAGCAAGATACAATTCTTCTAAAGAACCGTTATTGTCTATTACAAAATCTGCAATGTGTTCTGCAAGGCTCATACTATCTTTAGATTCAAGAGGCAAGTGTTTGCTTCTATCTACCCATATTACAAAATCAAAAACATTTTGTTTTGCCATTTCGAAATATTCTAATTTGTTGCGCAAACCACAATATATCGAGTGTTCAGCAAAAATTGCTTTACCTAATCTAGCAGCATCGTCTTTATTGTATTCACATATAGCATTATACCATTCGGCACGGTGGTTATGTCTGTCGTTATAACACTCTTCTTCGTCTTTATATCCGTACTTGTCTTTTAACATTTCAAATATAAAAAGTTTACTACAAAATTTACTACTACTTTCAAATGTAAAATTATACTTGTCTCGTAGATATTCGCAAACGGTATCTTTACCATGCCTACCGTGACCGATTACAAGTAATTTGGGTAATTCCATTACAACCTCTTTTTATTTTTATAATACAATAATATAAAAAGATTGTCAACCTATTAAGAAACCGTAGCCTATACCGCCTGCTACTGCTAAATCTAGATCTTTATCTAATTTTTCAATCTCTTGCTGCGCTTCAGATTTGAGTGTATCACCATTGAGCGTAGTACCTCCGCCAGGTCCTGCAATGGTTGAAAATTTACTACGTGCTTCGCCTAACATGTATTTGCAGTTAGCCAACGTGTAATCTTTAATCCATTGATTAGCTTTGTAATCTTTTAACAATTCAAAATCTGGACGGTAGTTATAGCACCATAACAACACTTCTTCGTCAGCTCTTGGACGTTGTAAAACGGTAAACTTTTTATTACTTGTATTCCAGGTAAATTCCATAAAACTACCAAACATTCTCCCAACAAGTTCTTGCTGTTGTGCAAAGAAATCATATGTTGCAAGGCCGCCAATTCCACTACCTGCTAACAAATAAGTGTTTGTATATGCTAAATTAAATGGTTCAAATAAACTACCGCCGTCTGCACTACCACCTAATCTACTGCCAACACTACGTCTAAACACCTTACGAACTTCTATTATTTCATTTGGTAATGTATATTCGTTAGTATCTTCTTGAATCGTAAATGTAATATAACTTTCTTCAACGCTGTTTTCACTACGCTGTCTGTATTTGTTAAAACTTTTTTTCAAAGCAGTTTCATAATGAATAGGATCAAGTTCTACATCGATCATGCCTCCGCCGAGGAATGTGTTTACATAATCATAAATTTCTTGGTATGCAGTTGCGTTACTCATAGTTAGTCTCCAAAAGTATTTATCGATAAATATGTGTATGCCAAAGTTAAGTTTATATAGACCACAAAAATCAAAAGACTATAATTTCTTAGATAACACAATCTACGAAATGTTTACGGTTGGTGGCACTGATTTAAATATACACAAATATTTAGGTCCAAAGAATCCTGATGATGCAGATTCAACACCTGAACAACCTCAGTATGATGCTGTAAAAGAAACAAATATTCAAGATCTATTGTTTTTAGAAAATAGAGACAGAAAATATGACGAAAGCATTTACACAATAAGAGGTCATTATACGGTACAAGATTTAGATTTTAATTTAAGTCAATTTGGATTGTTTTTAACAAACGACACTATTTTTGTAACAATGCATATTAATAGTAGTGTAAAAACTTTAGGCAGAAAAATAATGAGCGGAGATGTTATTGAATTTCCTCATTTGATAGATGAATATGCAGCAAATGATTTTGAAGTTGCATTGAAAAGATTTTATGTTGTAGAAGATGTAACTAGAGCAAGTGAAGGATTTAGTCAAACTTGGTATCCACACCTATATCGTATAAAACTAAAACAAATATACGACGGACAAGAATACAAAGATATATTAGACTTACCAGCTGTAGAAAACAGCGATACAACACTAAGAGACATTTTAAGTACATACGAAATAGAAATGCAAGTAAACAATGCAGTAATTGCACAAGGCGAAGAATATGCTGCAAAAAGCGGCTATGCAACAGAACATTTTTATACGGTAACAACAGACGATAAAGGCAATGTTCAAATTGTTTCAGTTGATGTAGATACTATTACTACCGATAGTGCATTTGATGTAAACTTAATTTTAGAAACACCTCCACGTACTGGTTATACAGGATACTTAATAGGTGATGGTATTCCTCCTAACGGTCATCCGTTTGGTGTAGGAAGTAGTTTTCCTTCTGATCCTGTTGAAAACGATTATTTTTTAAGATCAGACTTATCTCCAAATAGATTGTTTAGATACACAGGACAAGTTTGGAAAAAAGTAGAAGACAACGTAAGAGCAGATCTTACACAAACAGATACTAAAAATACACTACTTGGCACATTTATTAACAATACAAATACTAATACAATTATGGGCGCTGAAGTTACAGAACGTCAAGCTATCAGTACCGTATTAAAAGCTAAGGCGGATAACTAATGCAACATTTTTATGATGGACAAATACGTAGATATGTAACACAAATTGTACGTGCGTTAAGTAAATTTTCTTACAAAGACGGAGACGGAGATTTAAAAGAAATTCCTGTAATGTACGGCGACTTAACAAGACAAGTTGCAAACATAATGCGTGACAATAGTGAAAACAAGTTACCTAGTGCTCCTAGAATGGCAGTATATATTACTGCATTAGATCCTGACAGAACTAGAACAAGTGATTTTAGTTTTATCAGTAAAGCAAATATTAGAGAAAAAGAGTTTGACGAAAGCACAAATAGTTACGTTGCTAGTCAAGCAAAAGGATATACGGTTGAAAGATTACATCCTATTCCTTATCAGTTAACGGTTAATGTTGATGTTTGGAGTACAAACACTGACCAAAAGCTACAAATCTTAGAACAAATTTTTATGTTGTTTAATCCGAGTTTAGAATTCCAAACAACAGACAACTACTTAGACTGGACAAGTTTAACTATATTAAATTTAGAAAGTACAACTTGGAGTAGTAGAAGTATACCTGCTGGAACAGAAAGTGAAATAGATGTTAGTACACTTACATTTACAACACCTATTTGGATTTCACCTCCTACAAAAGTAAAGAAACTTGGTATTATTTCAGATATTATTACAGGCATATACAATTTAGATCAAGGTACAATAGAGTTAGACGGCTTTACACCGGAATCTGGAAACGCAAGTCTTGGATCAAATAGCGGAACAATATTAGGTAATCTAAGCAATCCATTAATGACTTCGTACAGAAACTTTGATATAAATGTTTCAAACAATACCGCTCAACTTGTAGTTAATCGTATATTTGGAGTAGGAGATATATCTTGGTATAATGTTTTCGAGGCAGAACTTCCTGCACAATACCAAGCAAACATAAGTCAAATAGAATTAAATAGAGAAGATTTACCTATACCTGTATTAGGTACTTTTGATATAGACGATGCTGATAAAAATATACTTAACATAACATGGATAGAAGATACCTTGCCTACAGACACTTCGATTGAAGGTCCTGCAAGGAATTCCAACATGTATACAAGTGTAGATAGAATAATAAATCCACAAACATTTAATCCTACATCGTCAAAAGTGTCAGGGCTTAGATACTTGCTAACAGCACCTATTGGTTCAAAATACGAAAAAAGATTTACTGCTACAACAAGCACTAACATAATACAAACTGGATTAGACTATTACGTTGATAACTTAGACCCAGGCAGTGTTGCATCAGGTGCAACGTTTCCAGGATCTCCATCAATAGGAGATTTCTTTAAACTTACAACAGACAATAGAGTTTATGTTTACGACAACGGATGGAACGACATAGAATCAGTTACTGACGCATACGTTAGTGTTAATAATGAAGAAGTTACTTTTACAATTGAAAACAGAGGTGGTGAATATTTCATAATACTAGATGAAGATTACGTAACTGATGACGTTGTATATTATGAATTAAATTTAAATAATGACGGTCCTGACGCATGGAAAAGTAACGCAGGTGATGATTTCTTAGCTGATAGTAACGACATAATCGAATGGGACGGTTCTAAGTGGAATGTTATATTTAATGCAGATAACGCATCAGGTAGTACATATACTACAAACTTACATGATGCTGTTCAATATGTATATACACCAACAATAAGAAATTACTGGTACAAGTCTATAGACGGACATTATCCAAAATCAACTTGGAGAATTGTTTTATAACTAAGTATTTTTATGAATAAAATTATTTGTAGTGGTGCTTTATTTTATAGTTTAAAAACAAAAAAATTCTTATTATTACATCGGACTAAATCAAGACAAAATAATGTATGGGGATTAGTGGGTGGAAAAAATGAAGGTTGTGAAACTCCTTGGGAAGGCTTACAACGTGAAGTAAAAGAAGAAATAGGCGAATCACATAAAATTATAAAAACTATTCCATTAGAAACGTTTATAAGTAGTGACGAAGTTTTTAATTTTCACACATACTTGTGCGTAGTAGAAAATGAATTTTTACCAATATTAAATAGTGAACACGATGGTTATGCTTGGGTAAATTTAAATTCTTGGCCTAAACCATTACATCAAGGATTAA